TTCAGGTTCTACTATAGGTTCATCTTCTGGGTCTAAATTAGGTTCATCTTCAGGTTTATTAGCTTCTGAAGCTTCTTCCACTGGTACTATTCCAACTTTAACCCACCAAGTATTACCCCATTCAACATCTTCAAACCCTAAATCTAACCTTTTATTTATCATGTTTATGGGGTATCCCATCTCATTTAATATCTTAGCTAATTCTACTTTTTTACCAAAATCTTCTCTTAAAGCTTCAATGACTGATATATCAAATCCACCCCAAATCTTACCACCATTTATCTTAGAAAAGAATTTAGCCCATAGGAAATCTTCTATATAGATTATTTTAGGTAAAAGTGTTTCCTTCCAAAAAGCTTCATGTGCATTCTTAATACCCTCATAAGACTGGATATTTGTATAATTACCTAATACAACTTCATTGGTTTTAAATGCAGCAAGTATTTCACCACGTATAGTGTTTTTTAAAATATTAAATTCCATGTCTCTTTGGGACATAGATTTAGTTTCTATAAAATCAGCACCGCCTTCAATAACACCAACTTTATGGGAATTCCCATACCCTGCATGTCGTTGTTCAAACTGATTCTTCATTCTATTATATTGCTCATCAGTAAGAAAATCTGGAGCTTTGATTATTCCAGATAATGAAATACCATCTTTAAAAAACTGTTTATTATATTTACTAGCAAAATAATCCTGTTCAACATCTACCATAGAAGCTTCTATAGGTGAAAGTCCTCTAATATCATTATAAGGATTAAAGTATTTAAATTGCAAAATTTGATGTGGGGCAAATTCTAACTCAAGACTCCCATTAGTGTATTTCCAATACCCATTAAATTTATTATCTTCAATTATTGGTGCAAATCTAGTTGGGTCAACAACCCAAATTTCTTTGGGAATTTCAGTTATATTTTTTCTTCCTTCAAAAACCCAAAAAGCTTCACCATATAATTCCAAAAATAAAATAGTAGCAAACATCAATGTACTTGTAATCATATATGGATTAGGGTTCATAAATAAATCATACAATGGTCCAGTATTTATAATTGTTTTTATATCCTTCGTTTTTTCTGTATATAAATAAAAAGGTACTCTAGAAATATTTTGAGCAATAGCATTAATAGAAGCAAAAACCCAAACTGATTTTTCATAAGGATTCGTAACTTCCATACTATCAACAGAATCTAAGTAACTTCTCAAACTTCTGTAAATTCTACTATCATCAGCCATAGGACCAATACCTTTTTTATGGTATCCAAATTTTTCCATAATTCTTTCTGTAAAACTTTTTTGTTTTGTCATTTCTTCTCCTTCACTAATAAAAGATATATGTAGTCTTTTATTATTGTGATGTGATACTACCTAAAAATAAACTTCTTTCTGCTAATCTACGCCTAACTAATCCTTGTAAAACTCTACCACCAGCTTTACGCCATTTAGGAAATTCATCAGCAGCACCTAAAAAATCCAAGTTATTTAACTTTCTTAAAAGTGTTGAAGCTTGTAAGTTACCAGCACCTAAATTATACACAAAGGATATAAGTGCATCAAATTGATTCTGATTTATAAAAACTTTGACTAATCTATTAATACTTCTCTCATTTTTAATTATCTCATTCATCATCATGTTAGTTGCTTGTTCTTTTGTAATACCTTGTAAATATGGTTTAGGGTCTTTAATAACAGTACCAAATCCTATAGTCAATACACCAGCAGGGCAATAGTATGGTTTAGAATAAAACCCTTCAAAGTGTTGTATAAGATTTATACCCCTATCTGATACATTCATTATTTTACATTAAAAACTTTCTGAGCCATACGCTGCCCAAAATAATATCCAAGAACTAGCATCAAAGCACTGTTATCAAATTCTGTCCATACAGCCTGTGCTGTTTGTATAGCAGGTAATTTCTGTATCCACATATAAGTATAAATCATTGTAAACTTAACCCACATATACAACCCAACAAATCCATATGTAATAGTAGGTCTGACAGTACCATTATACACAGCTAGAAAAACATCCGCCCACTTAACCCCTGTCTGTTCTATTTTACTAGCTTCATACAAAGCTATAGATTCTTTAATATCAGCTTGTGTGTTTATTTCTTCTAGTTTCTGTTCATGTAATAGCCTATTAGCTTCTATTTGTTTATCTAAAACAGCCAGTTCGTGTTTGTTATCTTCTTTCTTATTCCACAACTTCAATAGTTCTGGAATAAAACCACCTACAAAACCTATTATTGCGCTAATTATTGTAAGCATTTGCATCCTCCTTACGCCACATAGTGCCTGTTACTATACATTGTATGTATATACTATTCCCAATTTCATATACTGCTGTACCATAATATGATTTATTACATAATTTACAAATGTCATTTGATAAGTCCCTGTCCCCTCTCTCGTTCAATTCTCGCATCTTGCCTCTCTTTGACTATTTTTAACATTTGTTTGTTTTCTTCTACAATTTTTATTAACTGCTTTATATTATTTTTGTTATCCTTATTTACTATCATATTTTTAACTGTAAAGTATTCACTTTCTACCCTAACAACTTGTGTTGAAAATGGGTTGATATAATAAGTAAAAGCTATCCTCAGTTTATATCTACCTGTAGGTGCATTTTCTGGTATCTTTACTCCAGTACGATTCAGTACAATGCCTTCACCTATTGGCACATTTGAAGTGTAGTCATCAAATGTAATGATGTAGTCATTCACTAATTGCTTTGATACTAATGCTGGTTTATTTGTAAATTTTTTATATTCAAATTTATATTCTAAATACTGTCCAGCACACACTTCTTTGTTAGTATTAAGTATTTGTATAGGTTGTTTAACATCTAATGTTTTAAAAGGATAAAGTGCCAAGCCAAAACCAGTAGCTACAATAGCAAACATAATAAAAACAAACACATATGCCAGTAAATTATAGGCTTTAAATCTTGTATTAAGTCTCTTTTCTAAGTCAGTGCATTTTTGGTGTATGGTACTTTTATCTTCCATGTTAAACCCCCTTTTTCAAAATCAAAGCTATAAGGGAGACCACTACAGAAGTCATTACAATACCAACAAAACCATATGCGATTATCTTTACAGGCATAAATTCTTTGGTTGTTATAAAATTCTGTTTCAATTCTACAATATCATCTAAAACCTGCCCTACCTGCGTTTTGATTGTGGCAATGTCTGATATAAATGTGTTATAGTCTTGCTGTTGTCTGCGTTCATCCCCTTGATAATCTGGCACACCTACCTCCTAATTAATAACTTTAGCACTTTCTTCTTTAATGCCTTCAACAATAGTTTTAAATGCTTTATCTTCTGGTCTATTCCAGCTTTCGTAAAAACTGTAGCTACAGAACCTATTTCTTTTTTTAATGCTTCTTTAAAATCATCTAAAGATATTTCTAAAGCAATCTCTGATTTATTAATTCACTTTTACTTATTACTGTTACTGTATTTGGCATTTTAAAACCTCCTTAAATATCTTTCAGAACCATCGAACCTTATATATACCTTCACCACGTAAATGTGAATAAAGGGGGTATCTAATAGCATCCATTGAATGGTCTAAGAACCCGATTGGTTCATCTAAAATGATACCCCTCTTATTATCCATTTTCCAGCTATATGCCCTGAGTTCTTTTATAATATTAGAACTACCTTCACGAACATGTAGTTTCATCCTCTTTACTAAATCTATACCATCTTTTATTTGTTTCTTTGCGCCTTTAACATTAAATCCAGCAAGTCTTATTTCCTTAATCCTCATAGGTTCATCAGAATCACAATAAAAAGGTTTATTCCAATCCTCTTTAGGTATATTTTCTTTCATATATTCAATTAACTGGCTATTCGTCATTCCAGATTTATATAAATATTCTTCTAACCAAACATCCCGTTCTTTAACAGTACATTTAACAATAACATTAGGGTCATTAAATCCAAAGTCCACCCCATATAAGACTAATCCTTTAGGTACAGGTTTATCAGTAATTTCCCAGTTTCTATAAATAAGATTTTCTAATTTACCCCACTCACCTAATGCATATATCCTATAAAAGTTAATATCCTGATTAATTAAATCTTCATACCTTTTCTTGCTTCTATCATCCAAAAATGGATTATCCTGATATGTAGAATGTATAACATTAACATCACGATTAAAGTCTTTATTATCTATTAAGTAATCCTTAATCCAATGGAATTCATCAATAGGATTAAATGATATAAATATTTGGTTCGGTTTGCCATCCTTTGATTTCGCCCTTAAATACAACCTAACTGTATTAAAATCTTCTTTTGTTATATCAGTAGCTTCTTCAAACCACATATAATTCCATGAAGAAGATTTTATTTTCTCAGCATTATCTAATCCATTAAAATGGATTAGATTATCCCTAAAAAAGAAATTCATTCCAACTTTATCTTCTTTAATCCTATTCCTTACACCAAAAGATTCCAAGACATCATAAAATGGCATTAATACTGATGTTCTTAGTGAAGGCATTGTCTTTCTCATTACTAATATTTTTTTATTCTTTTCAGTAAGTAGTTTATAAGTTAAAAGCTGGATTAAAGAATAAGACTTAGAACTACCACCACCACCAATATTTATATTAATTTCTTTATCACTTTCAAAGTTTTCAAAGAACACCCTGGTAGCTTGTAAATTTACTTTTTTGGGGGCATTATATATATCATCAAATAATTTTGCATTGCTTTTAGCCATTAATCAGAATACTCCACATCTATAATATTACCATTATCATCAACTGGCGGTAATATATTTTCAGAAGGCATAATCTTGATTTCTGCATAATTCTTTCTAGGTCTGCCACCTTTACTCTTTTCACCAGAAGGTAATTTACTAGTAACAGGCATAATCTTAATATAAATAGGTTTATCTTCAGAACCACCAGCTTTAGTAGGTCTATCAACCCAACCCCTTTGCTGCCCCTGACACTTTAAATAAAACATTAACAGTAGTGGATTCTTCTTGTCTAGTATGGAATCATATAAAGTCTTTTCTACTTTCTCAATCTGTGCTTCCTTAATTTCATTAATAAGCACTTGCAGTTTTTTAGACTTATTAACAAATTCTTTAACTTCTGATGCTGGGACTCCTATCCTTTCTGCAACTAAAGAAATATAACCATCCACTTCTTTAATAGCATTAACTAAATCAGCTTCCTGAATCATACCTTTAATACGGTATCTTTCTTCCAAATTAGCTAACTTGGATTCCCTAGCCCTAGCTAAAACTTCAGCCCTAGCCAGCTTTTCCACCCGCTTTTCTACATCCTTAACAACAGCCTTTTCAATCTTTTCTACTTTAGCTTTATCTGTAGTCTTATCTGTCCTTCTAGGTCTTTTCTTACTATGTACATATTTCTTAGGCAAAATTACCCCCTTAGAATTACTTATCTAATTATCGAATTTTTTTTCTAAAATCTTTAACAAAACACTTGACTTCTGAATCAATCTGTGGTATAATATTAGTACAATGGAGGATGAAATGGAAAATGAATACAAATTATCAAAAGAAATAATCAACACAGCAAAAAGAATATTCTATATAAAACCTGTAGAAAAAGCAATTAAAGATTGTATAAATGAAGGCTGCATAAACTACTTAGATGAAGGATATGACTTTGAAGAAAAAGTCCATGAATATCCAACAAGGCGTAGGTCTACAAACAGGAAGTATAAATCCACAAGATACGTAAGTGATGTAGTAAAGAATATGAGGGCTATCAGAAAAAATACATTAGGTAATGTAGAATGTGCAAGAAATGTACAGAAGATAAAAGGAAGAATAATGTATGGCTGGTAGAAGTCTTTTTATTTTTCTTTTTTAAAATCAGAAACACTATATAACAATCAAAACATATTTCAGAGTAATCCCAAAAATAAGACCCAACTTATTACAAGGGTCTTATTTCCCACCAAAAGTCTTTCACATTCAACCAAAAGTCTTTTTCTTTTTTTCACCCTATAGGGTAGTAGATTATGCAATCTACCAAGTCATTTTTAGTCTGTCCCGTTTTCCTTCCAAAAAAAGACAAAATAACTATGACATATCCTTCCAAATCAACCAGGATTATCCACAATGAAAAAATTACCTTATACCTATATTGATATATTACTTTAAAAAATATCCCTTGTACTGCTTTATATTGACTTATAGTGCGTGTTAATATTTTGTTATATTGTTATAAAATACTCTTATTGTGTGAATGCTTGGTACTGTAGTATCTATCTTAATTAGGTATATTATACTAAACTTATTGTCATAATATATTAAAGTGATAATGTGATAAGTTATAAACTATACTATTGCTATATATCACTATCTTTTCACAAGCTATGCAAAGCCTGGTATTACTACATTTATAACTAAAAATATTTTTCGGTTAACATAATAATGGTATAGTTATAGTATAGGAATATATACTTATAACAATCTTATTAAATATATATTCGTTAATTAACGAAAGTGTAGTTAAAATATTCGTTAATTAACGAAACTGCTAATTTTGTTAATTAGCTTGTGAAATATCCATATATGGCAAAATTGAAAATGTGTCTTGTAAGTTATTAATATCATTATTGGCATAGCTTGTGACGGATTATTTGACTTGTATTAAAATTAGTACAGTATAGTCGACATAACATGGTAAAAATAAA